TGCATTTTCAGGAATAAGTACCTGTAACCACTTAGGCAAAAGACCTCGTGCCTGCTGGATAACCCACTCAAATTTCTGTTTTCCAGCTCCGGATTCATTATACATGTGCTCAGCTTTCAGGATCAGCTGATATACATCTGCACGTATTCCGTCTAATCCTTTCGCCTTCATGTACTGAATCGCAATCACAATGGTTACAATGACGAGAACAAGGATAACCAAAATCAGGATCGGTAATGGTACCTGTTTCAAAAAGTTTAATAATTCCATAAAAATTCCTCCTTACAAAAAAATCCTTTCATCTGTGCATTTCTGATACACTCTTTTGATGTTTTTAATTGCAAATACTGCTTTGTTATTCGGGAAATCTGGATGAGAGGCACAATATAGCTCATATTTTGTAATATCATCCATAATCTGGTCGAAATGCTCTTTCGTGTGTTTCTCATCATGCCGGATTTCATCATCAAACCTTAAAATCCTATATCTCCATGTATAGGCCATTCCCTCACTGCTTGATTTTTTTAAATCACCGATTGAACCATTCATCCGGTCAATCTTATTTTCCAGCTTTCTGATTGACTCACTAAGTTCACTCCGTATGTCTATGCTCTGCTGCCTCCATTCCGGATAACGGTCAATCTGTTCCAATGCTTTTTGAAGCATTTTTTCTTTTTCCTCGTACAGCTCATATGCACTTTTAATCTTTCTATATACTTTGCGAATTACCGTTTTGTATATAAAAATAGTGGCTCCTCCAATGAGAAACCACTTGTATATACTCAATCCGAATATTGTATATGAGCCAAATAATTCTAAAAAAGCATCCATCATTTATCTCTCCCATATTTGATGTGTTACTGGGTGCGGTCTGTCTCTCGGATTGTTCATAGCAATCCCTCCATTAAAAAAAGAGCCTGTTCAGCTCTTTAAAAGTCTCCTTGTTTCATTTCTTCATATTGACTTAATGCCTCTTTCGCAAGGTTTTCATCCTCAATATCCTGCGGTGTTTCTTCTTGGAAAAATCCATACAGGCTTCTAATATGACTGAGTTCGTTCGCCTGCTTCTTCACAATCTGTGTCAGCCGGTATATAACTTCTTCCTGCTTTTCCGCAAGGTCCATATATGTGTTTAAAATTTCAAGGAGATCGGTATCGTGTTCTTGCATTACTGCATCCTCCAAATATAATGTGGTTTCTCTTCCCCGAAAATCCAATATCTCAGATAATCATCAAGGATAATCGCCGGAGCAGATAGTACATACCACAGCAAAGTGAATGGTAAGCAGATCTGGCCGAGGATGTTAAACGGCATATTGCTGTAGTCCCATATTCCAAGACCGAGCCACACATTCAGAATCAGACCGCTTGTAAACTCTACGGCCGTTATGATTATGCTGCATATGAGCATCTGTTTCCATATTACAGTATCCCACTTAAACACTTCATTGAGCAGACCACAGAGAATGAAACATACGCCTCCGACGCCGATCATCGCCCAATGGCTGTATCCTCTCCAAAGTGTTTCAATGCAGAAATAAATAATGCCGCCTACGATGAACAGGAAGAGATACTTTAATAACGCCTTCATACTATGCTCCAATCTGGCTCAAATAGTCGGAAAGGACTTCCGACTGATACTCCTCCGGAATATCTGCACCATAAAAAAGTGCCGCCATTTCAGAAGCCTTGGTCAAATTATCAAGCCAAACGAACATACTATTGCAGTATGTGGTGTTGTAGGTAACAAACGCCATGGCAGTAGCAATGATTTTCTGCATATCTGCCGCCGGGTAGTAAACACAAGGTTTTGTACCTGTTTCATCCGCATCTCTATGGTATGCGCATTTCTCAGCACCAGCAGAAAGCTCTGCCTGTTTTCCGAAAAGGTTCGTCTGATCGGTACTCGTAAGAGAGAAATGCTCCACTCCGGTGCTCAGCTCTACATCGACACCTTCATAAATAGTGTGTTCACAGGCAGCTGAAATAGCACTTCTAACAACAGAACGATAATTCTCTTTTGCAAGGAAATCTGCGTTTGCTCCTTCTTCAAGATCTTTCAGATTTTCAAACCAAAAATCCACATCGGCCTCAATCTCAGATTCCGGAGCAATCTCTGCAGAAGAGATCTTACAATAAACCTCATCAGCCTCATATCCTCCCGGTCCTTCCTCGGTTTCCGGTAACTCAACCTCATTTGAACGAATCCAGATGTCCGCCGATCCGTCCGGCAGAATAACATAGGTAATTCTTCCCTGCGGAACAGGGCTGTTCGTTTTATGCATATAATGTCCTCCATTTCTGATAATACTTATCGCAAGTATATGGCTTTCCTTTTTCACTTCTACTCACAATATTCCTTGCGATACCAATAATTTCTTTCCACATGACAGATGACTGGAACTGAAAAGAATCCGTATTTTTAATCCATCCATGGTATGCAAGGAGGGACATGGCATAATGTTTCGACACAGTCCTCCTATTTTTAATTTTCTTTATAAGTTTAGAGAATTTTCTTCTCCCTCTTAGGAAAATGCTGTCACGAACAATAACCTTTACACGCTTCAACCTCTTCTTTGTTCCGTCATATATGCGGTAAAATGCCTCCATGCCGCAGAACACAAACCCCATAAAATCGAGATTTCTGCCCTTTGTTTTTCCTTGGTTCGTTTTATAGCTTACCAAGAATTTCTGCCATGTAGGCTTTATTACGAGGCCCAGGAAATCCCTTGTGAATGCCACAATCATTTCCATTGCTTTGTGTATATGCTTCTTGTTTCCTCCGAACACCACGATGTCATCCATATAAATCATGACATGAGAAACGAGCCTCGTTAATTTCTCTTTTCCTCGGCGAACGGTTTTTTCAAATAGCTTTTCATTGATATAGTGATACAGGTATGACATATAATAGTTGCAAAGATCTTTTGACACCGGGGAACCGATGAGAATACCTTTTCCCAAGCAGTCATTACGTCCAAGCAGCTCATTCGCATAGTCATACAAATAAATAATCGTATCGAAAAGATATAGAAGCATATCAGACTTCCGGAGATCTCTATGTAACAGAGCCTTCAGTTTATCGTGAGGCATACTCGGATAACACTTTTGGACGTCCGCTTTTCCGCAATACTTCGTTCCTTCCGGATCCGAAGAAATCCATCGTTTTATGTGCTTCTTTCCATAAGACTGCCCCCTGCCTTTTATGGAGGCTACCTGGTACTCACCGATCTTTGCCTCAAACATCTCTTTTGTAGCATCCCGTATAATCGTTTCATACAGCTGGAATATCAGCTTTTCTATCCCCAATTCCCGTTTCTTTCCACTCAATCCATCCACAATTTCCACATACTTTACAAGTGGTTCATTCGGAGTGACCAAGAGGATATGATCAACAACGGTCCTGTTCCGGATATTTTCGGAAATGTCTGCAGCTATACATTCAATAGTACCTTCCACAAACTCCTTGGAATCATTGATACATTTTCTTGATTTCGTGTTACTGATTCCATTGTAATATGCGAATAATTTCGCCACATTACTCTTATCCAGCCTGTCAAGGAGGAATTCGCTGATACTTTCCTTTACAAAAGCAACGTCTGATACATCCTTTCTTTTACAATACGTTTTCACAACCAGTCCTCTTTCTTTCTGTATTCAAGGGCTTTCGGTTTTACTACTAACCCCCATCCATGCCCTATTCGTCACGGAGCCGGCTGCCAGGTGCCTGACAGCCGATGCTGGTTCAAGAATTTTAGGCATTCCGCCTAAGCCTGTATAGGGCCGCTTCAAGAGCGGCGAAACACACTACGAAAATGCAATCCATTTCAGAAATACGGGCGGCATGGTTCCAGTTCGCGTTGGACAGGGAGTTGTTCAAGTTCGCGTAGAAGCGGCCGGCGTTAGTCCCGTTGTTCAAGTTGCCGCCGGAAAACCAAGCCACTTGTAGTGTGAGTCCTTATTATATTGTTATAAATATCTGAGGGGAGAGCCCCTCTTGCTTCGCAATTCACCCCCTACGCTGTCGCCTTTTGGGCGCAGCGTCCAGAAGCAGAAAGACGGGCGGCACGGGCCCAGGTCGCGGTGGACAGGGAGGTGCCCAAGTTCGCGGAGAAGCGGCCGGCGGAAGTCCCGTTGCCCAAGGC